AGTTAGCGGAAATGGCGCTCCTCAGTTCATTAAACGCGATACCACTTGGGTTTCTAAGATCATGAGTGGTGTTCATCATACCCCCTTTGCTAAGGTTAAGATGACCTTTGCCGATATCACTGGCGCGCAGGCTCGTGCACGGGGTTATATGAAGTCTCATAAGAAGAAGGAAGAAGTTCTGGCTCTTCTGAAGCGTGAAGTCAGCCCGGATATGGTCTACAAGAAGCAGAAGCTGGATCGTCAGGACATGATCGACATCAGCGAAGGTTTCGATAAGGTCGCTTGGCTGAAGAGCGAAATGCGCACGATGCTGGATGAGGAACTGGCTCGTGCCTTTATCATTGGTGATGGCCGTAGCCCCGAGTCTGAAGACAAGATTAAGGAAGATAAGATCATTCCTGTGTTTAAGGATGACCCGCTGTATGTTATCCGCAAGACTCTGGAAGTTCCCGAAGGCACTCCTAGGGGCGAAGCTCTGGTCGACACCGTTACTTATGCTTGGGAAGATTATCAGGGTACTGGTGACTGCGTTGCTCTGATGACCCGCCGTGAGTATAGTGGTCTGAAGCTGCTGAAGGATCGTCAGGGTCGGCGCATTTATGCTAATGATTCTGAAATTGCCAGCGCTCTGGGCGTGAAAGAAATTCTGTTTGTGCCTCAGATGAGCGAAAGCTCTACTGTTCGTGTTGACGAGACCACTGACAAGACCTATAAGCCGCTGGTTATCATTCTTGACCTGAATGACTACAATGTTGGTGCCGATAAGGGTGGCAGCATCAATATGTTCGAAGACTTCGACATCGACTACAACCAGCAGAAGTATCTGATCGAAACTTACTGCTCTGGTGCTCTGACTAAGCCCTATTCTGCGATTGTCATCGAAGAAGAAGTCGAAACCGAAGAAGACGACGATGATGGCGAATAATTAAAGATATTTGAGGGGTAGTCTAAGGGCTATCCCTCTTTTTCTTTATTAAGAGGGCAAAATAATGGCTAGTAAATTTTATGGCGTTGTTGGTTTTGCTGCTGATTTAAAAGAGGGTCGAGGCTCTAATGAAGGAATCGTTAAAGAAGCCCCGATTGTTGAGCGCGAATACTTTGGAGACGTCCAAAGATTAAGCCGACGTTCTGATACGGGGACTGATATTATCGATGATATTCATATAAATGTGCAAATTAGTATTGTAGCCGATGATTATATTAATAGTCATAAGCACAGTATAAAGTACGTTGATTTCGAAGGTACTCTTTGGAAAGTAACAAGTGTTGAGCCTATACGGCCTAGAATTATATTAACAATCGGAGGTGTCTACAATGGACCGACGCCTAGAACTCCATCATAAATTGCAAGAAGTGTATACTTTAGCAACAAAAAAGAGTCATAAGGATAAGATCTATTATCAGCCGCCATCCAATGTAAGATTAACGTACCCATGCATTATTTATAAGCTTTCAGAAATGCCCTCTGATCCAGCAAATAATTATCCTTATAAAATTGATCATCAATACGAGCTAACCGTGATCGATCCTGATCCGAACTCTCCACTTCGGGAAGCAATTGCTCGTATGCAAACATGTAGACCTGGTCGCGTATTCGAATCAGACAATCTACATCATTATGTTTTTTACATTTTTGACTAATTCAATAGGAGGTACATCATTATGCCTAATACTGTTTATCCTTTAAAGTGGGATCAGTCTGGTGAAAAGAAATACGAAAATGGTATTTCTAAGGGCGTTCTGTATAAGAAAGAGAATGCCTCTTCTGATAAGATGGTAGGCTATGCGTGGAATGGTCTGACCAGTGTTACCGAAAGCCCCGAAGGTGCTGATAAGACCGACCTGTGGGCGGATAATATTAAGTATGCTTCTATGCGTGCTGCTGAAACCTTTGGTGGTACAATCGAAGCTTATACTTATCCTCCGGAGTTCGAATCTTGCAATGGTGAGGCTTCTCTGGTAGATGGCATCGTCATTGGTCAGCAGGTTCGTGAGTCCTTTGGTCTGTGCTATCGTACAGAGCAGGGTAATGATACTATGGGTGCTAACTATGGCTATAAACTGCATCTGGTTTATAACTGCACTTGCTCTCCTTCTGAGCGTGCTTACGAAACCATTAACGATAGCCCCGATGCTATTACCTTTAGCTGGGAATTCGACTCTACTCCTGTGGACGTTCCTGGTCATAAGCCCACTAGCTGTCTGGTTATCGATAGCACTAAGGTTTCTCCTGAAAATATGGCAAAGCTCGAAGCAGCTCTGTATGGAACTGCTGAAGAAGATGCCTATCTGCCTTCTCCTCTGAAGATTATGGAAATCCTCAGTGGCGATGAAGAAGAGGAAGAAGACGCTCATGGCGATGGTAATTAAATAATCTCATTTATCTGGGACCCTTAGCGTTGTGCTTTGGGTCCCTTTTCTTTATTTTTTTTCGGTTAAATTGAAAGGAGCAATAAAAATGGTTAAGAAGACTTTAACTTATCTCGATTATGATGGAAATGAGGTCACAAAAGATCACTATTTTAATCTTAGCAAAATGGAGTTCCGCGAATTAGATCGTGCTATTCCTGGCGGATTAAATAACCTAATTGAGCAGATTCGAGTCGAAAAAGATGAAGATCGTCTGCTTGATCTGATGAGCACACTGATCCTTGCTTCTTATGGTGAAAAAGCAGAAGACGGCCGCTTTGTCAAAGAGGATGCGCAAGGTCGTAAATTAAGCAGCTACTTTAAAGTCAGTGAAGCATGGGATGTTCTGTTCCTTAATCTTCTGCAGAATGAGCAGGAGCTCAATGAATTCCTTGTTGGAATTGTTCCTAAGGATGTTGCAGAAGGTGCTAAGGAGCAGATGGAAAAAGAGAAAGCAAATCTTATGCAGGAAAATGGCGGTTTGACGCCACTGCCTAAGAACTAATTATATGAGGGGCGATGGGAATGCTTTCGATAACAGTTCCAGGATTCGAATATTATGATGAAAAAGATAACCGAATAAACACAATCAAAGGTCGAGATCTGCAATTGGAGCATTCCCTCGTTTCTATTTCAAAATGGGAGAGCAAATGGAAAAAACCTTTTTTGAGTTCGAAGAACAAAACGAAAGAGGAAACCATTGATTATATTCGATGCATGACATTGACACAGAATGTCGATCCACGGTTATATCAAGGGCTCTCAATACAAAACATTAAAGAGGTTAATGCCTATCTTGAAGATTCAATGACCGCTACGACATTCAAGAAAAAACAAGGTGGATCATCTAATAGCGTTATAACAAGCGAAATTATATATTATTGGATGATTAGCTTGGAAATTCCAATGGAGTGCCAGAAATGGCATTTAAACAGATTACTTACACTTATTAGAGTTTGCAATGAAAAAGAACAACCTGGTAAGAAGATGAGTAAGAGAGACGTTATGAGTCAGTATAGATCGATTAATGCTATGCGAAGAGCCAAGCATGGAACAAGAGGCTAAAAAGGAGTGATCGTTGTGGCTATGATTAGCGTAAAGCACAAAGGTAACTTCAATAAAGCCGAACGTTTCTTCAATAGAGCTTTGCATCGTAATTATTTGAATATATTGGAAAAATATGGGCAATGGGGTGTAGAGGCTTTATCTGCTGCGACACCATCCGATAGCGGAAAGACAGCCGAAAGTTGGAATTTTGGAATCAGTGAAGAGGATGGCAAAGTTACATTATATTGGACGAATTCCAATAGCGAAGATGGAATTTGTATTGCTATTCTTTTAATTTATGGGCATGGATTACAAAATGGTAGCTATGTCCAAGGCTATGATTTTGCATCCCCAGCAATAAGACCTTTATTTAATCAAATTGCAGAAGAAAGTTGGAAGGAGGTTGTTCGATAGATGCCAAATGCCGTTGACACTCGTGTTATCCAAATGCAATTCGATAATAGAGATTTCGAAAGAAACATTAAGACGAGTGATAAGTCATTGTCCAAATTTAAAGAAAATTTGGATTTCAATAAATGTGAAAGAAGCCTTTCTGACTTTGCAAGAGCAACAAAAGCTTTGACTTTCGACAATTTAGTGAACAACGTCCAAAAACTTACTGACAAGTTTACAGGTCTCGGAACCGTAAGTGAATATATTTTAAGCAAAATTAGATATGGAATAGAATCTACAGCTAATAAGATAGGAAGATTTGTAGATTCTTTAGGTTTTGAACAAATAACGCAAGGTCTGGATAAATATGGCCAGATGAACAAAAATGTTCAGACAATTATGGCAGCAACTGGTCGTTCACAAGAAGATGTATATAGTAATTTGGAAAGATTAAATAGATATACAGACCAGACAAGTTATAATTTCACGGAGATGGCTGCTAACATAGGTAAATTTACTTCTGTTGGTATACCCCTCGAACAAGCTGAAAAGCAGATGGAGGGTATAGCTAACTGGGCAGCTCGTTCTGGCGCTGGCATAAATGAAGCATCACGAGCGATGTACAATTTAAGTCAGGCCATGGGCGTTGGCTCTTTACAGAAGATCGACTGGAAGTCTATTGAAAATGCTGGCATGGCGACAAAGGAGTTCAAAGAACAACTTATTCAGGCTGGTATTCAGACAGGGAACCTTGTTGTTTCAACCGATAGAAATGGTAAAACAGTAGTTAAAACCGCAAAGAAATTTGGTAAACAAACAGAAGTTACATATTCGAATCTTGCTGAAACCCTTAATAAAAAGTGGGCAGATAAAAACACATTAGGTAAGACCCTTGAGGGTTATTATCGAAATGATCTTGATCCCGATGCTGTTATTAAACCGGTTGTAGATTTAACAGAAGATCAACAAAAAGCCATTCAAAAGAAATTTGAAGACT